CATTGAAGAAAAAGCATGAGTAGAAGGGATGACATTCGTGCCGCAGTAGAAAAGCACGATAAGCCTATTGCCAAGACAACTAAAGGCAAAGGGCGTCATTACCAGTCAGTAGAAGAAGGCGCAGGTATGACCGCAGCAGGGCGCAAAGCATACAACGCCAAGAACAACGCAAATTTACAAGCACCCCAATCTAGTGGGCCAAGGCACGATAGCTTCTGCGCTAGGTCAGCAGGCTGGACAGGGGAACGGGGCAAAGCAGCTAGAGCAAGGTGGAAATGCTAATGAAGAACGGACTATACGCAAATATTCACGCCAAACGGGAACGCATCAAAGCGGGATCGGGCGAAAAGATGGCTAAAAAGGGCGCAGAAGGCAGGCCCAGCGCACAAGACTTCAAGGATGCTGCTAAGACTGCCAAGCCACAAAGCCGTAAAGATATGATCCGTGACAAGATGAAGGATATGTAATGGCTGACTATGAACGCAAAGACAGTAACTACAAGGCTAAACACGGTGAAGAGCCACAAAAGCTACACCCTACAATGACCGCAGGTAAGCCAAGTAGCCTTAGAAAGCTGCAACAAGACCGCCTAAACCGCAGGGCTATGCTTGCAGACAAAGTTAAAGACCTAGATAAAGAGGTAGCGTAATGACACCTATTACCCCAATGAGCCGCAAGTACAAAAAAGAAGATGCAATGCTGCGCCCTGAACATGAATCTACGCTAGAAAAGAATCAGCGTTTGCGTTTAGAGCGTAGAGCCGCAATTGCTAACAAACTTAAAGACTTGGATAAAGAAGTTAAGTAATGGATAAGTTGGCTGAACTCTTGCGCCAAGGTGCGAACAGGTTAGTAGAACTGCCTAACGATGCTAGGCGTTTTATGACCAATCCGCAAGCATTTACACAGCTAGTTACAGGCAAAAACCCTATGCCAAGGGAAACAGGCTTTGCCGCAGGTGCAATGAGCCTACCGCCTACAGAAATGAGCGTACTAGACCCTAACCAAGCACCATATATGCAAGGCTACAGTCAAGGCGAACCGATTGGATATGCAGGTATGGCAGCCCCTTTTGCCGCCCCAGCAGCAGTAGCCACCGCTAAAGCATTAGCCCCAAAAGCAGGGATGATGGCTGAAAATTACATGGTCAAGCAAGGCATGATCCAGCCAATTACGGCCTATCATGGTAGTCCACATGAATTTAGTAAATTTGATTTGGAAAAAGTTGGTACAGGTAGAGGTGTTAATGCTTTAGGTAAAGGTGTTTACGCTACTGACACTGAAGATTTTGCTAAAAATTTTGGTAAAAATGTATATAAAATTGATTTGCCCGATGAAAAAATTGCACAAATGATTAATTTTGATGCACCTTTATCCCAGCAACCAAAAATAGTCATGGATTTTATAAAAAAATATGAAGATGAACTAAAAGCAGATTTTAAAAAATATGGTTATTCAATAAAAACAGATAAAACGCCTAACATTTATGACAATTACAAAGGCGGTGATTTATTTATGTTTGTTTCTGAAAAGTTTGGTGATGGCGCAAAAGCAACGCCTTTTTTGCAAGAAGCAGGAATACAAGGCATTATAAAAAAAGATAAAAGCGGCAAAAACAACGCCAATATTTATTCAATATTTGATCCTACCGATGTAAAAATATTAGAACAAAACAATAAACCAATAAACCGCAAAGATCTATTACAACAACAAATCAACAAAATAGAGTAGAATTAACTTATCTTAATCAACCACTTGGTTAAATATGAAAATTCAAGAAGTAGCTGTAAATAAGCTAATCCCTTACGCAAAGAACAGCAGAACCCACAGCCCTGAACAAGTAGGGCAAATTGCCGCCAGCATCAAAGAATTTGGCTTTAGAAACCCTATATTGGTAGACGGGGTCGGCATTATTGCTGGGCATGGCAGATTGATGGCCGCCCAAAAGCTAGGGCTAGACAAAGTACCCACAATTGATTGTTCAGATATGACTGAAAGCCAAAAGAAGGCTTATATCATCGCTGACAATAAGCTGGCATTAAACGCAGGGTGGGACACAGCAATGCTATCTATTGAAATGAAAGACTTAGAAGATGAAGGCTTTGACCTTGCATTGCTAGGGTTTGACGATAAAGAACTAAACGCATTGCTTGAGCCTGAAGTAACTGAAGGGCTGACAGACGAAGATGCTGTGCCTGATGTACCCGAAGAGCCAAAAACTAAGGTAGGCGATATATATATCCTTGGAAATCATAGACTTATGTGCGGGGATAGCTGTAGCATTACAGATATGGAAAAGTTAGTAAATAACCGCCAAGTAGATATGTGGCTTACTGACCCCCCATATAATGTAGCTTACGAAGGCAAGACTAAAGATGCTTTAACCATACAGAACGACTCTATGGATAACGAAGGCTTCCGCCAGTTTCTACGGGATGCGTATGTTACTGCCGATACCGTTATGAAGGCAGGGGCTGTATTTTATATATGGCATGCTGATTCAGAAGGCTACAACTTTAGAGGTGCTGCCCACGATGCTGGTTGGAAGGTGCGCCAATGCCTCATATGGAAAAAGTCTACTATGGTGATGGGTCGTCAAGACTACCATTGGAAGCACGAGCCTTGCTTATATGGGTGGAAAGAAGGCGCAGGACACCTTTGGTCTACTGACCGCAAACAAACGACTATTTTGGAGTTTGATAAGCCAAGCCGTAACGGTGAACACCCAACAATGAAGCCTGTAGCCCTGTTTGAGTACCAGATGCTCAACAACACAAAGGGTGGGGATATTGTTCTTGATAGCTTTGGCGGCAGTGGCACAACCCTATTAGCTGCTGAAAAACACGGCAGACACGCCTATTTAATGGAATTAGACCCAAAATACTGCGATGTAATCGTTAAGCGTTGGGAAGACTTTACTGGCAAAAAAGCCGTGCTTTCGGAGTTATAAAATGGCACAAGGAAAACAACATATACCCACAGAAGCCACGCAAGAACAGGTTAAACGCCTTTCTGCGCTAGGTTGCCCCCATGAAGACATAGCCACAAGGCTAAAGATTAGTGCTGATACATTGGTTAAGTATTACAAGGACGAATTAGACGAAGGGCGTATAGACGCCAACGCTGCCATTGCTGGTACATTGTTTAGCCAAGCCAAGAAGGGCAATACGGCTGCCGCTATCTTTTGGCTAAAGACACGGGCAAGGTGGAAAGAAACGCAAGTAAACGAGGTAACTGGGGCTAATGGCACAGACCTAAGAATATCTTGGGCAGATGAGTAGGGACATAAAGCTCAAATACCGCCCAAGAGCCGTTTTTGAGGACTTCCACAGCCGTAAGGAACGCTGGGCAGTAATCGTGGCTCACAGGCGTTGTGGCAAGACCGTAGCCTGTATTAACGACCTAATCGTCAAAGCCCTGCTAGAAAACAAGCCCCACGCTCAATACGCCTATATTGCGCCTTTTTACAGTCAGGCTAAATCAGTGGCTTGGCGGTACTTGGAACGCTTTTCCGAGCCAGTTATGACAAAAGCCAACCAGTCAGAGTTATGGGTGGAATTGGTCAATGGCGCACGGATTAGGCTATTTGGGGCTGATAATCCCGATGCACTCCGAGGCAATTTCCTAGATGGCGTAGTGATGGACGAAATGGCTGACATGAAGCCTAGCGTATGGGGTGAGATTATTCGTCCATTATTGGCAGACCGCCTCGGTTGGGCCACATTCATTGGAACACCAAAAGGCCACAACGCCTTTTACGATATATACAACGAAGCCACTAAAAAGCCCAATTGGTACACCAAAGTCTTGCGGGCTGACCAAACCAACCTGCTGGCGCAGTCAGAACTAGACGATGCCAAGGCAACAATGTCAGACAACCAGTACGAACAAGAGTTCTTATGCTCATTTGAAGCTGCCATACTTGGGGCGTACTATGGGCAGGAAATGCGCAGAATCACGGATTTAGAGCGCATTACAACGGTGGACTATGACCCAATGTTCCCTTGCCATACGGCTTGGGACTTAGGCTTTAACGATTCCACAAGCATATGGTGGTTTCAGGTGGTTTACGGTGAGATTAGGGTGCTAGACCATCATTCCAGCAACGGTCAATCTATACCGTTTTACATCATGCTGCTTGACCAAAAAGAAGATGAGTTTGGGTACAAATATGGCTATCATTACCTGCCACATGACGCTAGAGCAAAAACACTAGCAAGCGGTGGAAAGAGCATAATCGAGCAAATATCTGCAAAAATTGACATAAAACACCTAAAAATCGTACCAAATCTGTCAATTCAAGACGGAATACAAGCAACACGACTTGCATTAACCCGTGCTTGGTTTGATAATAGGTGTGAAGAAGGAATCGAATGTTTGCGCCAGTACCAACGAGAGTGGAATGATGATAAAAAATGTTTTAATGACCGCCCGAAACATGATTGGACAAGCCACTCTGCCGATGCGTTCCGTTATTTGTCAATTGTATGGAAAGATGAAGATAGTCCTATCCTCAAAGATACAAGCGTTAAAGGACTTCATGTCGGGCAAACGGATGTAACCCTGAACGAAATGTGGAAATCTACCCCCAAGATCACGAATACTAGGATATAAACATGGAACACACATACCAAGATTGGTACAACTGCATCGCCCAGTACGAGCGTACATTTAAAGAATGGGAAGGCAGAGCCGATAAGATCGTTAAGCGGTATCGTGACGATTCCCGTAGCCGTAACAATCCTAATGCCAAGTTCAATATCCTGTGGAGCAATGTACAGACAATTACCCCAGCGGTATTTGCACGACTTCCAAGACCCGATGTAAGCCGTAGATTCCGTGATAACGACCCAATCGGTCGTGTAGCGTCAATGATGCTAGAACGGGCATTAGAGTACGAAATTGAGCATTATGGTGACTATGCCAGCGCAATGAAGCAAGCGGTTCAAGACCGTTTACTTGGTGGGCGTGGTACGGCATGGGTTCGCTATGAGCCGCATATTGTTGGTCAAGCTGGCGGTGAAGCTGGTGATGCGCCTGAAGATGGCTTCCAAGTTACTGAAGATACAGACGAAGCTGAAACCGAAGGCGGTATTTATCGTGAGAACGAGGAACGCATAGAGTACGAATGCGCACCAGTCGATTATGTTTACTGGCGTGACTTTGGATTGACAACTGCCCGTACATGGGAAGAAGTAACCGCAGTATGGCGCAAGGTTTACATGGAACGCCCTGCCCTTGTAGAACGCTTTGGCGAGGAACTTGGTGGCAAGATTCCGCTTGATACCAAGCCTGACACTTCCAAGAACTTTAATGAGAAGATGGGCGAAGGTTCACGGGAAGCCTTGATTTACGAGATTTGGGATAAAACTACAGGTCAAGTGATTTGGCTATCCAAGTCAATGGGTCAGATTCTTGATACCCGTGACGATCCGTTGCAACTTGAAAACTTTTGGCCTTGCCCAAAACCTATGTTTTCTACCCTTACGACAGACAGCTTAATTCCTGTCCCTGACTTTGTACTGTACCAAGACCAAGCCCGTCAGTTAGACACGCTGGCAGACCGTATTGATGGCTTCATTAACGCTCTTAAAGTTCGTGGCGTATATGACGCTTCTGAGCCTAGCCTTGCCCGTTTGTTTACGGAAGGCGAGAACAACGCATTGCTGCCAGTTAAGAACTACGGTGCATTCAGCGAAAAAGGCGGTATGGCAGGGGCTATTAACCTTGTAGATATTGCCCCGATTGCTCAAGGCTTGCAAATGGCTTATCAAGCTATGGAGCAGGTTAAAGGGCAGATTTACGAGATTATGGGCATTGCTGATATTCAGCGTGGTCAAACCGATCCTAGCGAAACCCTTGGCGCACAGATTATTAAATCGAACAATGCGTCAGGTCGTTTAAAGACAATGCAACACGATGTAGTGAACTTTGCTACCGCCTTGTTGCAGATCAAAGCACAGATTATTTGCCAGCATTTTACCGAAGATACCATCGTTAAGATCAGCGGTGCAATGCAACTTAGCCCGCAAGATCAAGCACTTATCCCGCAAGCCCTTGCACTTCTGAAAGACGAACCTGCTAAAAACTTCCGTATTGAAGTAACTAGCGATTCCATGATTTATCAGGATGAGCAACAAGAGAAGCAAGACCGTGTTGAGTTCTTAACCGCAGTTAGTGGCTTTATGCAGACTGCATTGCCAGTAGCGCAGGGCGTTCCTGAACTTACCCCATTGCTGATGGAAATGCTGAAGTTTGGCGTAACCGCATTTAAGGCTGGTAAAGGCTTAGAAGGATTGATTGACGAAACAGCCGACCAGTTTAGACAACAAGCCGAACAAATGAAAGGTCAGCCAAAGCCACCATCACCTGAACAGCAGAAGATGGATATGACTATGCAGATTGAGCAAGCCAAGATTCAGGCTAAACAAGCTGAAATGCAGATGCAATTGCAGATTGACCAGCAAAAGATGCAGATGCAGATGGAACTTGAGAAAGCTAAACAAGAGTACCAAGCCCAAGAAAATCAGCTTAAATTCCAACTGGAAGAACAGCGCAATGCTATGGATCGTGAGATGGAGATTAAGGTCGCTCAGATGAAGATGCACACCGAGCGCAATACTCAAGTCTTGTTAGCACACATTAACAACGGTGCAAAGATTGAAGTAGCCCGTATTGGTTCAGACGATTCTGATGGCGCACAGGCTTACATGACTGAAATGGATATGGCTGATTCCATGAAACACCCTATGCAGCCTATTGCTGATGCTATTGCTATGAGCAACCAGCAAATGACCCTAGCATTAGGTGATTTGGTCAATACCATAAACGAGAACCACAATAGACCGAAGCAGGTAGTTCGGGGTCAAGACGGTAAGATTATCGGGGTACAGTAATGCCTATAACAGTCAAGCATTTAAAGGTATCAACCGTTCCTGATGCTGGGGATGACACACTTGTAGAACCTTCAGATTGGAATGCCGACCACCAATTAACTGGTTTAGGCACAATGGCAGAACAAAATGCTAATGCCGTAGCCATAACAGGCGGCACAATTAGCGGTGTAACCATACCTGCTTCTAATGTAACTGGAACGCTAGGCGTACCTAACGGTGGTACAGGCGCAACGACTTTGACAGGTTATGTAAAGGGTACTGGCACTACGGCCATGACCGCAGCAGCCACCATTCCAAACACGGACATTACAGGTTTAGGCACAGCTTCTACTAAAGATGCAGGCGCAGCACTGGGCGTTGCTACCCTTGATGCTGGCGGTAAAGTACCTGTTTCTGAACTACCAGCCGCAGTATTGGGCGCACTTAGTTACCAAGGCACATGGGATGCAAGCACTAATACACCTACCCTTACTTCTTCTGTTGGCACTAAAGGTTATTACTATGTTGTTAGCGTTGCTGGTAATACTAACCTTAACGGCATTACTGATTGGCTTGTGGGCGATTGGGCAGTATATAACGGCACAGTTTGGCAAAAGGTGGATAACACCGAAACGGTAACAAGCGTAAACGGCCAGATTGGCGCAGTCGTATTAACCACTACTAATATTGCCGAAGGTACAAACCTTTATTACACCGATGCACGGGCTAGAGCAGCAATTAGCGCAGGTACAGGCATTAGCTATGACAATGCCACAGGCGTAGTAACCAACGCTGCCCCTGACCAAACTGTAGCTTTGACCGATGGTACGGCTATTGATGTAACGGGAACTTACCCTAATTTCACTATTAACAACACCGCACCTGACCAAACCGTAGTTTTAACGGCTGGTACAGGCATATCTACTAGCGGCACATACCCTAACTTCACTATTACCAACACTAGCCCATCACTGGGTGGTGATGTAGTAGGCCCAACAGGTGCAACGGATAACGCAGTAGCTAGGTATGACACCACAACGGGTAAATTGATACAAAACAGCCTAGTCATTATTGATGACACGGGTAGCGTAACAGGCGTAAATGCCCTGACCGCCCAAAGTTTGACTGTAAACAATAACGCTACTTTTGGCACTAGCAACAGCGACACAATTAATTTTGTCGGGCGCATAAATTCCGACTTTGACCCCGCAACTGATAATACTTACGATTTGGGCCGTGTTGGACATGAATGGCGAGATTTGTACATTGATGGAACAGCAAACATTGACAGCTTAATTGCTGACACGGCTGACATCAACGCTGGAACTATTGACAACACAACAATAGGGGCAACAACCCCTCAAAATGGTAGTTTTGTTAATTTAAGCGTAACAGGCACAACCAGCTTTGACGGTTCGCAAGGCACTAGCGGTCAAGTCTTAACATCCGCAGGTACAGGCAATACCCCTACTTGGACAACCCCAACAACGGGAACAGTCACAAGCGTTGCTGCTACGGCTGGTACTGGCATTAGCATTACTGGTAGCCCAATTACCACAAGTGGCACATTAAACATTACCAATACTGCCCCTGACCAAGTGGTAAGTCTTACGGGCGCAGGAACTACTAGCATTAGCGGAACTTACCCTAACTTTACCGTAACCAGTAATGACCAATTTACAGGCACAGTAACCAGCGTTACGGGAACTGCCCCAGTAGTATCTTCAGGCGGCAATACCCCAGCAATTAGCATGGCACAAGCTACTGGTAGCGTAGATGGCTATTTATCTGCTACGGATTGGACTACCTTTAACAGTAAAGCCCCAGCCGTAACCTACACGACTAATTATGTACCGTTTGGTCAAGGCACTACTACACCAAACCAAAACGCTAACTTTACCTTTGATGGCACTACCCAAACTGCCCCAATTCAACGGGCAAGCAACGGTATTATCGTAAACAGCCAGTCTATATCTGCAAGCTATACCATTGCGGCAACGGATAATGCGGTAAGTGTAGGGCCAGTAACCATAGCTTCAGGGCAAACCGTTACAGTTTCTAGTGGGTCACGCTGGGTAGTCTTGTAATGTTTTCAACTGCTTTTCAGGCTAATGCGTTTCAAAATAACGCTTTCCAAGTCTATGTACCGCCCCCTTCCGATGGTAGGGTAGGTGGGGATGATGCAAGCTGGACTTATGAAGAACTAAAGCGTATTAAGAAGTTGCAGCAAAAAATTGCTGAACGGCAGCGTTTGCTTGAAAAAGCCACTAAAGATGCTAATGCTTCACGCAAGCAAGCGTTTAAAGATTTAATTGACCCTGTTGCAAAAGTTAAGCAACCTAAAGTACAATCCAAACAAGAGGTTAAAGCTGATATACCGTTAGCTGAAACACAAGATTTAGAACGGTCTATAAGCTACCTTGAAAGGCAACGGGATAACATCCTTGCGGCAGTAGCTTACAGGCAAGAAGCAGCCAATATACAGGCTAAACTTCAAATGCTAGAAGCCCAACGCCAAGAGGAACTTGACGATGAGGCTGCAATATTACTACTGCTATAAACCCACACGCACAATATAAGTTAGCCTACGACAACTTACACGCTGGCAGATACGCTGCTGGATTTAGGCTATTTGAGTATCGCTGGCATAAAGACATACTTGCCAACCAAACCATTCCCTATGCAAGATTGCCTGTAGCCCCTAAAGCATGGCAAGGTGAATCCCTGCTAGATAAGACCATCGTAGTTCAGATGGAGCAAGGTTTTGGCGATATATTCCAATACGCTAGATTCCTGCCATCCCTGAAGGTTTTAGGTGCTAAAAAGCTAGTTGTTCTATGCGTACCTAATTTATTCGGTGTGTTAGGGCAAATGGAGTGCATTGACCAGCTTACCAACCTTACAGAAGATGGGCCTGCCCATGAATGCGACTACTGGATCGGCTCAATGTCGCTGCCGTACTACATTGACTGCGCTATGCCGTATGTAAAAGCCCTATTTCCAATCAGCAACAAGAAGGTAGTGGGTTCAGAAGGCTATTTTGATGCCGAACCAAGCAATATTCCCAAGAAAATAGGCGTAAATTGGTCAGCCAGCAAGGGTACTTTGCATTGGATTAAGTCTATTTCCGTAGAACACATGGAAAAGCTAGTTGGTGACGATGTTTATAGCCTAAATCCCGAAACCGATGGTGTATTTAGACCGTTGCCTGACGATGGTTGGAAGAAAGACTGGTCAATTACCGCTAAACACATGAAAGCTATGCGTGGCGTGGTCACGGTAGACACGGGAACGGCTCACTTGGCAGGTGCTTTAGGCGTTAGGTGTGTAGTTTTGCTGCCAAAAGAGGAATTTGTCTGCTGGAGATGGAAAAATGCCCGTTGGTACGACAGCGTTTTGACCCTCAGACCTGATGAATACGATCAATTACCTGAAATCATAAGGAGAATGTAATGCTTTGCCCCAAATGCGGATATTCCGAAGGAAATCATGTTGAAGTTAAGCAAACTGATGAGGAATTCTTCCTAGAATGGTGGACACCTACTATTGGCTTAGAAGCCGCCAAAGCATCGTGGCAGGATAAGGTAGCCATGAAGTCTAGGGAAGCGCCTATGGTGATGCCTGACATTGAAGGTCACATTAGCATGGCTGACGGTACATGGGTTTCTAGCCGTTCCAAGCACCGTGAGAACCTTAAGCGTAATAACTGCGTAGAAATAGGCGATGCTGTGCCAATGCAGCAAAAAACCATTGAATTCAGCCGCAAAGAGCAGGAAGCCCGTAAACGGCAGATTGCTGAAATTGCTTACTCCAAACTTTCTTACCGATAGGAACAACCATGTCAGATGACCGCAGAGAATTACTGGAAGCAGCTTTAGACCAAGCCGAAGAAGGCACACTTGAAGCACCTATTGAAAAGGAGATTGAAGTAAATGACGATCCAATCCAAGCCGAAAACGCCAGCGAAGAAAGTAGCGTTGAAGAAACCGACAACCGTGACGAAAAAGGTCGTTTCAAAGCCCAAGAAGCCAGTACCGAGCAGGATTCCGCTGAAGAATCTGACTTGGTGGCAGAAGCTAGTGATGTTCCTGACGAGGAAATAAAACGCCCTACCACTTGGAAAAAAGAATATGTTGATGTTTGGAACAAGATGCAGGAAGGCAAGCCGCTAGATAAAGCGGAGTTTGCTAAGTTTGCTGAATACGCCAACCAGCGTGAATCCGAGTATAAAAAGGGCGTTTCTGCCTACAAAGCAGAAGCCGAC